GCGAATACAATCTGCAAACCTCTGAGCCCATCATTCGCGTTACTGTATCCATTTCCGCTACCATATTCATATACGGTAGAACCATCAAATATGGCACTGGAAATGCACAGAATGCCGCCTATGTAGACATTGGCAGTATAATAACTGCCGGCCAATACCCAGTTGGCGAACGTCATCGACTTTGCTCCAGCAGTTGCCAATTGATCTCTGGCAGTGCTGGAATGTGGCCCGATCCTGGCGATGTGCGTAGTAGAAATGCTGCCAGTATAATACAGGCCAGGAAGTCTTCTGATGGAAGCGTTGGCTCCGACTCTGTCTCCGATGTTCTTTGCTGCTACCCTAAATGCAGCACGTTCTCCATTGTTTGCTGTAATTCCGAAGTTGAATGCGTTTGTGACGATGCCACCAGCAGTCATGTAAGCGCCAACTGTAACTTTGGCGCTATTCGTGTCGCCGGTTCCAGAAGAGAACACAATAGTCAGGCCAGGAATGACCAGATTGTTTTCGGTGACGCCATCCTTTACTATGGTAACGCCAGTAGTCGGGTTGTGCCACGGATTCTTTGCTCCGAGAGCGGCAGAGATGCGGCAAGTAGTCCCGCTGAACGTAAGCGTGTATACGTCACTGACAATCTGACCATTAAATTCGTTACCAAGATCGCGGCGCACGCACGACACTATCGGTGTTCCAGAAGTGTTCACATACCTTACGCCGAGATCACCTTCACTGGTGCCAACAGCACTGGCCCACCTGAGAACAATGTTAGTTCCCATCTTCTTCCATCCTTATCAGAGTGATGTGGGCCTCATACACCTTGAACACTGATGGAACAATCGTGCCGTCCGGATGCTCGGCGACCATGCTGTTCCATGTCTGCGCGTCATCTGGCCCGAACGCACACAAGATGGTTTGACTGTCATCGGCCTGCACCTTGACTCGCATCAAGCCAGTCATATTGCGCAGCACTTGTAGCGTAGCTATCTGAGCAGCAGTAAGTCTGCGCACGAAAAGATGGATCATCGTACTGCTCTGATTGCTGCCCCACTGTACAGTAATCGGAGTGTTAGCAAAACTGATCTCAACAGCTTTGGCAGTCCTCGATTCCGCCCAACGCTCCTCAATGATCGGTGGATGCGGAAACAGCAATTGAGTAGTTTCGTTATAGTCTTCGATACCGACTTGGTTATCAGCAAAACTCATGGCTTGCGTGCTCCGCCAGGAGGATAGTAGCCATCATCAACATCATCCATTGCGTCCTTCAAGTTCGGCATGATCAACTCAACGTCCCACTGCAGAGGATTGTTGGCGATCCATGTTGCAAATTCAGACGCTCTCTGTTGCGCAGCGTCGAATGACTTTGTAAGACTGCCGGTTAGAACTTCTCCAGTGGTTTCGCCAGCTTCTCCAACCTTACTAAACATCTCAATCACTTTGCCAGGAGTCAGATCAACTGACTTATTTAATGTGTCGTACTGCTCAATGGCATCTGCAAGTGCATTGTGTCCTTGCTCCCTTAACACTTTCACCCAATCCTGAGCGCCAAGAGACATGTGTGTACCATATTCCTTGGCATATCCGAGCAGTTCTTCCATCTTTCCGCCCTGCTGGGCGACTACTTGATTAATGCCAATTCCATCATTGCGCAGTCTATTCATCAAATCTAGCTGCGCTCTAATGGCTTCGTTGACTTCCTGCTCGGACAGCACCTTCTTGCGCGCATCCTCGTAGAGATCGTCAGCTCTCTGCCGCTCCTGGTCGTACATACGACCAATGATGTGCATTATGTCAGTTTCTTTACCAGCCTGTTGTGCTGCTAACGCGGCTATCCTCTCTTTTTCCTTGCGCATGGCAGCATGCTTCGTCACATTCTCATGAGCCCTAAGGCCAAGAAGATCTTCCCAATATAGAAGCCTGCTAGCATCACCTTCCATCTGCGCAAAGAGAGCTGCCTCAGTAGCTGCAACCCGCTCGCCGAAAGTCCCAAACCTCTCAGCCATCCTATCAACGTTCATGATAGTATCATTGAGCCTGTCTGGAATCTCCATCGTTACATCGGCCAATGACTTGAGCGGAGCCTCCATCTTCGATGCAGCTTCAGTCAGTCCAGTCATATCTGACAGCAATCTACCGATTTCCCAGCCGGCCAATGCAGCACCGACAAGTCCGATTGCTCCACCGAGAGTAGTGAACGCTGCAGTCCATCCACGAGCCATCAATGGAAGCTTAGCTGTACTTAGAGTTACTCCTTCAATGGCGATGCTCTGCCTGGCGAACAATGAAGCTATCATTGGAAGCCATTTGGTGAGCTTGCTATACATAAGCATTACTGGGCCAGCAGCAATTACAAGTCCACCAAGACCAAGGATTACCAGCCGTACTGCCTCTGGAAGTTCCTTCCAGTCCTTGACTGCTTCACCAACAACCCTGGCCAATTCCTGAATGGCTGGTATCACTATCGGCAGCAGTTCATAGCCGAGTTGAAGCAATGCAGTATTTAGCTCAGCAAGCGATTTCTGGAACTTAACTCTAAACGCCTCACTACCGGCTTCAGCAGCGTCAACTAGATCCTTTCCTGTAGTGTTGGCGAGCACCTTAAAGATACGCTCTGCCTGTGTTGCGTTATCACCAACGAGATTCAACACTCCGGTAAGGGCTCGAATGTTGCCAAACACTTTGAAGATTGCTTCTTCATTGCCCTGGAATGTATCTCTGAGGTAGAACAAAGTCGGAAGCAGGCCGTCTCGCATCATCTGTCTCAATGAATCAGTAGATATTCCCATCTCTTCCAACTGCTTGCGTGCTTCTGCAGTTGGATTTGCGAGACTAGCCATGATCTGCCTGAGTGCAGTTGCAGCTTCCTCAGCATTAAGACCAACTAGAGTCATTGACGCCAGTGCAGCACCAACCTCATGAAACTCTACACCCATCGTTGAAGCGATAGGAATGACGCGGCCAAGCGTAGGTGCTAGAGTATTTGCCATAACGTTGCCTTCTCGAATGGTGGCAACGAGTGTGGCTACTGCAGTATCGGCATCAAGGTTAGATGAAGAGTACGCATTCATGGCAGACACTGCGGCATAGGCGATCAATCTAGTCTCGCCCATGCCGATCATTGCTGCCTTGGCAGACGCCTCGAGGATTTCTAGTGATTCAGCACTCTTGAATCCAGCAGAAGTGATGTAGTATAGACCGTCAGCAAGCTCACGTGCAGATCGACCAGTATCTACCGACATCTGAATGACTTCGTCTCGCCAGTCCATGACGGTGTTACGTGCAATCCCAACGAGCGACGTAATCATTGTAAGACTGAAGTCAAAATCAGATGCCATCTTTATCGCAGCGATACCAGCCCCGGCCAATGGAAGACTGACAGCGGCAGTAAGACCCTGCCCGAGTTGTCCCATCTTCGATGCGAAGTTCTCGACTCTGTTGGTTACTGAGCCGATATCCTTCTCGAAGTCACTGGGATCGGCAGAGAGCTTCACCAATAGATCAGCTACTGTCAGTGCCAACTCTGCCTCCCAAGTCCTTCGTGATTGCCTTGGCTATCGCCATCATCTGCTCCATCGACTTGCCGCTGGATTCTTTCTCTTTGTTGACGAATGACGGCATGAGGTCTTGTGGCTTTACTATTCTATCTGACTTCTTCTTTCTTGTGAAAATGTTATATAGAGCAGAAGCCACCAATCCAGAACCCCATTCGTCTCTGATTATCTGCAGTTGCCTCCTACGCAGAAGTTCAACGAACTGACATGGAGCAAGGCTCCAGAATTCGTCAGATCCTAGTCCAAGATCGACGCGGGCAATCGACCACAACCGCATCCAACTCAACTCTGGACGGTTATGGTCGTCCCCATAGGGTTTGATTCAGTCTTCGACTCACCATCTGCCTTCGTCGGAATCATGCCGAGCCATGCCTCGGTGAGAGCCGACATCACCTTCGGCCAATGGTCCTGCAGAATCTCACCGGTCCTTGCAAGCGTCAACGTTGGATCATCCTTCTTCCAGCTAGCCCAGCAGATAGCCCTCATTCCATGAAATGAGAGAGGAAGATTCATGTCCATGATGAAGTTAACGCCGCATTCCTTCTCGGCATCGCAGAGAGTATTGAAGTCGATACAGATCAACCTCTCCCTGTCAACTTGGACTGGGACAGCCAAAAATCGAGCGTTCATACTACACCCCGAACTGCGGTGCCGGATCTCCGTCGATCTGGATAGTTACCGAAGCGGTGAGGACTCCATCGACCGGAGCCTCTGGCGGCATGCTGGTCACATAGCCAGCGAATTGCCACTTCGTAGCACCAGGATTCGGAAACACGATCTGGAAATTGCGCTTCGTGTTGTTGAGATAGTCGGCGAGGAGTCCGCTGGTATGGTTGTGAGTCGGCTCTGTCGGGTCAAAGTTGATGTCGAAGGTGATCGATTCAGCCCTCTTCATGCCAGGAATGACGACGGCCCAATCCGACGTCTGGACAGATGCATCGTGCAGTTCGCGAGTGAAACCAGGACCACTGATGTCCTTGATCTCTCCGATGGTAGTGAACGCCTCGGGAGAACCGCCGTCCCCCTTCTTGATGAGAGTTCCGTGAGAACCAAGAGTCGTCATCTTCTACCCCCTTACCGGCCAGCCCAGGAAGCCGGAAGCCGAACAACCGCAATCATGATCGATGCATTGCTGCCGTTGATGTTGAGATACCCAGCTGCATCCCACCCGTACTTCGGGAACGGTCCAAGAATCACATTCGCAGAAGCAGCCAGCGTAGCCACACAATCCTTGGTGCGCCCAAGGTGGTCAGCGGCGCTGGCGATGGTGATGGTGTACGGAGACGCACCATCGTTACGAGCCATGATGACCTCTCGACCGGTGAACACGACATCGTTGCCGTTCGCAACATCAGAAGCTGCGAACGTATACACCGTGCCGTCATAGTCGAGCGCACCCGGCATGTCAACAGCAGTCAAATGAGTCCTTGCCATCTTAAATCTCCTTTATCATCGGGAGTCCGTCATATCCGAGTATCTTCGATTTCTCGAACTTCGGACCGTGTACAGACCAGATATGTCCCAGGATCTTGTCCTCGTAGAGAGTGTCAAACTCACAAAACCTACACTTGTACTGAGTGAAGGTACCCCACCTGCCAAGAATGTATGGTAATTCTATAGACGCCTCCATCCCTTCTTCTTCCTTTTTTTCGGATTTGTCCACTGGCGAAACTATCTGCTTGTCAGCAGGTGATTCCGCCTGCTTATCGCTGAAATCGCGGACCATCTTCTTCGTCATCCCGGCTCCTTTTCAGCAACATAGTTGCAGCCCCAGATCCATCTATCTTTGTCATCTCTTTCAATCGAGAACGGAGTCTGCATCGGAGTCAGCCTCTGGAAGAAAATTCCATCGACCATCATGTTGCCGATCAACTGCAAATCGTTATAGATGGCATGAGACTTCGACTTTGCCGAAGGAATCGACCTAGATCTTGTTGCTATCTGAAAGGTCGGCATCTCTGTGTTGACGCCAGGCTTGTTGTGTACAAACTCCGGAGCAAACCCACCAGATGTAGTAACTAATACCACATCGTCTGGAGTCTCAGGCAAGTTGTCGATGAACATGTTGACGCCAAGCGTCCCATGGCCGATTGACTGAAGATAGGCGGCTATGTGTTCACAGATCATTTGTAAACTGCTCCTGCTCCGGTGTACGCAGTAGACCTATCAACTACCACCAGACCTTCGATCTTCTTCCCAATCTTTCTCGCGATGCGCTGACCCATAGTGCGCGCCGCTTTCTGCGCCGGGATAAGAAGGAAATGCCTTCTGCCGCCGCGCGGATGATTGAAGTTTCCTTCGTGCTGAACCTTGGCGTATTTGCACATGTTGTTGCCATAGCCAAGGTAAACCACAAGATGATTTCCTTCAACTTGTGGAAGCATCGTATATCCAGTAGATCTAAGAAGACCAGTCTTCACTGGAACATTGTTCGGTTCCTTCGATTCACTCATGATGCCGACGCCCTCTTCATAGAGTGCAGCGGCCAGTGACATCTTGCTTTCTGCATGAACCTTAGACATCGTTGCTCTAAATTTCGGGAATCCATGCAAAGATATCGTCCACTTGAACCCTTTCCCTGTGCTCCCCCAAATGGTTCTCATTGAGCCAGGGTATGAGCGAGTGCCGCCTACATCGATGCGGCGACTACGATCCGGCCTAGATCCAGCAGGATCTGCTGAAGAGAACCTACTAGATGACCACGTCCTGCCCATTAGGTCAATATCTCCTCATACCTATTGCCTGCTTCATCAGGATAGGTATTTATTCTAATAATGATTGGTATCTCGCCACTCGGCAGGATTATCTTATCGTTGGCATCGATGCCATGATAGCCGTCACAGTAAATGGTGGTCTTACTGACCATTTCCTGTCCATCAAGCTTCCTGGTGAGACGTTCCTTGTCAACAATCCGACATTTAATGGTGACTGCAGTGCCGAATGTTGGCTGGCCATGGCTGTTGTAGCTACTCAACTGCTGCCACGTGATGGTATCTGTCATCATGCTGAGCCAAGGATTCGGCATATTACACCGCCGACTTGCCGATCAATGATCTGGCGTCAGGTGGCAATGCGTATGCCATCCTGCCCTGATCAAAATACTCGATCTCAAGCTCACCAACCCTGCGACGTTTGACATCGATGCCGCCACGTTGGTCTTGCTTATACCATGCCACAACAGTCCTGATGCAGGCTTCCTCATATGACTGAGGAAGATCGTAATTAATCGTTCCTGGCATTATGTAGCCAGCAACGTATTGGATAGTGATGTTAAGCTCTTCAGTGCCAGGAATGACGTACGGCTCGATGCTCCACCCAACCCATGCGTACATCTGCCATCCAGCCTCTCGATACAGCACTCCTGTATTCTTGTCCTGGATGACAAAATCTACGACAGGCTCTGAATCAACAATCACTGATGTTACGGAGACTATCGGCACATTCGATAACGTCAGTATCGGACCGTCATTGCCAGTGGTGGTTTCTGAATACGTCTGCCTTGCGAAATTCTTGCCGGAATACTCGACAAGAGCTGAACTCGCTGCGGCGATCAGCCTGATCAAAACGGCGTCGTATTCACTGTCGTTGTCGGATATGCCAAGCGCATCCTTCACGGCAGATAACGTCGTCATATTTAAGCTCGTTGCTGGTGTTATGACCGTAACTGCCATGTTCAACTCCAAAAAGGGCGGGGAGGCGGTGCCTCCCCGCCATAAATGCTATTCGTCTGTAGCAAGCTGCACATGAAGCTTGACAGCAGCTTGCTTTCCCTTCACTCGCTTTCCACCAACATCATACCATCCGCCGGGGAGTGGAATGATTTCGATGGACGGTTTCTGCTCTGGCACGACATGCGCCACTGCAACTGAGCCAATCAACCTGTCAGCAACACTGCTAGGAAACCCGGCTATCTCGCCAGTATTGTATGGCGGATACTTGTTGATGAACCTGACTAGTTTGATCGGCT